CAATTGGACCCCATGCTGTTCCATCATACACATTGGCAGAATTATCAGCAGTACTGAACCAAATTTGACCTTGCAGCGGTCTTGATGGAGGACTAGGATTGGCAAAATTTTCTAGCATGAACACGAAATTTTCATTTTGTGCTTCGCCATATCCTACATAATTTCTACCCACTAGATTAAGACTAGTGGTAGTATCAATAGTTCCATCTTGTAGAACTATTAACTGTTCGCCGTTAAATTTATTAATAATATAGGACATCTATGTCGCTCCTGATTCCGTTATGCTGGTAAAACTGTATCTGACTGCCATGTCCATACTCCGCCAAATATTTGAAACACTTTAATAATTCTTGTTGTAGAAACACTAGGTGCAGGAATTGTTGCGGTTGGGAATGATATGTTTGTCATGGCATTTGCTGAATTACCGCTAAGGTCAGTTAAAAATGCTTGGGTAGATATTGCTGGCGGTAATGAATTTATATTTAAACTTGATGTAGAATTGCTTAACAATGTACACAGTATTCTCGCCACAGTTCCTGCTCTTAATTCTGCAACAGGAGCAAGGTTGTTTAAAACGTTTGCAATAATGTATGTGTTTGATTTACCGTCTGATAAATCCATTGCAAATACCAAAGGACGAGATTCAATTGTGTTGTCAACATATTCTTTAGTTGCAGCATCCTGTAAGTCTGTTGGGTCGGCAAGTTCTTTAATTTGGGCTGTGCCGTTGACAACAATGTTGCCTGTGCCATCCGGAAATAGTTCTAGATCATAATCGCTTGATACAGTGGAAAGTCTATTATTTTCTAAACGCATCCATGCTGGATCAAGTGTTGCTCCGGGGCCGACGTTGATAACAGTTTGCTTACCGAAAGAAGTAACACCTGGAATACTGGTTATTGCAGACCCTAGGCTGTTTCCGTTAATGGCCAATATTCCATCAATGTATACAGCTTTACCGGATGCTAGATTAACGGTTTCAGATATGTCCAACCAATTGTCTGATTCTGAATACAAAACTGTTTTATCGGTAGTGCCTTTAATTGTAATGCCGGCGCCGTCAGCAGTAGTATCTGTTGGAGAGTCAACACTAGCAATGACAATATTTTTATCTTCAACAATTAAATCTGTTGTGTTAAGAGTAGTAGTCGAGCCTTCCACTGTTAAGTTTCCGGTAACTATTAGATCTCCGCCTATATTTGTTACGCTATCTGTGTATCCATTGTATATCGAAACTACTCTGTTAGCAGCATCAATAGCAATGGCATTTTCTTGTGCAATGCCTTTTCTAACGTTTAGAATTAGACTTTTATCTGTTGAAGCATTAGACATGTAGATGTCGCCTGCTGTAACATACAAACTCATTTGTCCAGCCGATCCTACAACAATACCTAAGTCTGTTGTAATTCTCAATTGACCATTAATAGCATTTGAAGTGTCGGATCTAACATACGTAGTTGCTGGAGTTCCGCCTAGTTGCTCGGCATTAGTACATGTTACGTTAAATTTAATTCCTGGTAATGTTCCGGCGTTAAACCCTGGTTCAATGCTTCCAGTATACCCTACAATATCTGTTTTAGGAGTAAAGCTATCTTTGGCAAAAATTCCTAATAAAATACCGTTATTATAAAAATAAGTTATAACTTTGGTTTGATTCAGTGTATCTAAAATACTTTCAACTTTTAATCCGCTTAGTCCCTGTGTCGATGAATAAGCAGGACCTAATAAAATTGGACTAGTTCCGTCAAAAAAGTAAAGTTGAGCTGCTGTATTATCAAACCATAAGTCACCAATAGCCAGCGTATCAGGTTGTGTATTAGAAATAGTTGCAGAACTAACTGGAACAAAACTTATACCATTGTAGACTTTTAATTTATTTTCTGATGTATCAAACCAAATCTGCCCTCTAATTGGATGAGTAGGGGTTGAAGTGCTGGCAAAATTTTCTAAGAGCTTTACAAGATCTTCATTTAATGCTTCGCCAAACCCACTATAATTTTTTCCAATAAGAGTAAGATCAGTTGATAACGTATCCACTTGTCCGTCAGCTACTGTTGCTACAATTGTTCCGTCTGTTTTGTTAATTTGATATGCCATGTTTTTACCTAATTAAAATACCGGGGGACCTGATCTAATAATATAATTAATTGTTAGATAAGGATTCATAATACCCACTGGGGTACTTAGTGTAGTTCCTGTTGATTTTTTAATGCCTCCAGAGTCTTTTAAATATTGTGCTTGTCCTGGTGCAGTTGGTCCTAGACCAGTAGTTGCATCTGGATCAATAGTTGTTGTAACTGCTACCGCAGCATAGTCTTGTCTTCCAGAACTTAGTGAGTGACTATGTTCAGGTAAATTCGCCAGTGTTAAGGTAGCGGAACTTTGACCTGCACTTCCGCCAAGAGTCTGTGCCTTGATGTCTGCTACACGAGCAGCAGTGCCGCCGCCGCCATCAACAAAACCACCAGTAACTACAGGAACAGTTCCGCCGTTGTCCATATTATCTTTACCGAGCGGCATCCTACCTCGTAAATCAGGAAGTCTGTAAGTATTAACTCCTAATAATGCTATTGTGCCGTTATATGTTGTTCCAACAATATCGTATAGATCTGGATACTTAGCTCTTTCAATTTCAGATCCGTCACACAGTAAAAACCCGTAAGGTGCAGCAGGGCCTGCATAAGGAAGCATTGCACCTAGTGGGATTCCTAAGTCAGCAATAAATGTGTCTCTTGTTTGTTTTAACAGCCCCGATGATGCTGCTGAAGATTCACTAGCACGATAGGTTAATACATAATCTGTCTTTTTAGATATGTTTGGAAACGGATCACTTTTGCCAGAAATAATATTAGAAGTTAATGTAGTATTAAAAATTTTAGTATAACTACCAGTTTGTCCATCAAATGATACTGTTGGACTAACCATGTCTCCTGACATTTGAAAAGTTGTTATATTTTTTAAACTTGTTGCGGTGTTTGCGTTCCCGCTGATGCTGCCATCTAACACACCTTGGATTGTGTCAGCTACAATAGTTTTTGCTCTTACCGTATTCCAACGTTTTAAACTTGTACCTAGATCGTGTACATCGGTTACACTTGGTTGTATTATGTTAGTTTGAAGTGTTCCTGTTATGCTTGCTCCATCTCCAACTAATAGATTCTTAGTAATCGAAATGCCGCCTAATGTTCTAATACTACCGTTATTTAGGTTAGTACTTGCAGTAACATCTGTAACAATTACTGCACCTGTAGATTTAATATTCCCGTCTACATCCAATGCTTCTGACGGAGTTGCTTGATTAATACCAATAGTGTTACCAACTACTCGTAAAATAGTTGCAGGAATACCATTGCGGTTGGTTTGGAGATCGATTGAGCTACCAGCAGCAGAGTTGTAAATTTTTGCACTAGTTGCAGTGGTTCCAACATTAAATGTGCCGTCAACTCCGATGATTAATCCATTATTATTTCTAACGTTGATCCCGAAGTCGGTAGTATTAGTAATGTCTGATCTTAAAAATTTACCAGCTGCAACTTCAACACCGCCTATATTAAGAGCATCGGCGTTTTTAGCTGTACCATATACCGAAGGGAGAAATCCGCCAATGAAGTTCTCAATTTCGCCGGACGTAGTTGGGGCGGCCATATTGATTCCGGATCTAACAATATCAAATCCAGAAATAATAACCTTAGGAGTAAAACTATCTTTTGAGAAAATAATAACAGGAATATCTGCAATATAGAATGTTAAAATATATCGTGTTATGTTATCAGAATCTGAAACACTTTCAACCACTGGACCATATCTTAGTCCGTCTACTGAACTTTCAGCAGGACCAACTAATAACCATCTAGTACCTGTAAAAATTCGCAACTGCTGGTTAGTAGTGTCGACCCACAATTCACCAATCTTGCTGGCTTCAGTAGCAGGTTCTGTTGGTCCTTTTTGAATACCAGAGGCAGCTTTCCAACTAGTGTTGTCCCATATCATCATAACACCGTTGTTACTATCGTACCAAAGTTGCCCTTCAGTTGGATTAACTGGTTCCGTTGATGATGCAAAATTTTCTAATAGAGAAAGAAAATTTTCTGCAATAATCTGTCCGTATCCTGTTACATTACGGCCTGGAAATGTTATACTAGTATCTGTATTTGAAGTGTTATCAAATACTGTAATAGGAGTCTTATTTGCACTATCTGTAAAATTAACGGTATATGACATCTATTAAGCTCCTGTAAAACCGGTTAAGCTCTGTACTCGAATTGTATAATCAATTTGAAGCAATCTGTTTAGGGATTTTTGTACAGGGTGGAACACTACATGAGTTAATAATTTGCCAGTTCCGCTTGGACTGTAACTGACTAATCCTAACTCATCAAATACAAAGTTACCGTTCATGTCTGTCGAATTGTCAAACGCCTGTTGATCTAAAGGCTCGCCATAATCTAATAAACAACTAATTAAAATATCACTGTAAGTAGCACCACTGATGTGTCTAACTTCCATTTTGTTTCTAACTGGATCTGTATTAGAGCTAGAATTTTGATCGACAATTTTACTATATGTTTGGTTGTACAAACTTGAGTTTATACCAATAGTATTTGGAGTCAAGTAAGTAATCAATCCGGTAGGATCAACAATAGTGCCGCCGGTTCCAAACACCATTTGATGTACAGTTCCTTGACCTTGATTACTTAAACTCTGTACCATTGCCACTGACATATTTTCATAGTGAATGGCATTTTTACGATCACAAAAAATTTCTTTGGTCTCGGGATCATATATTTTAATGTGCCCTTCAAATGTGGTCATTGTTTTTTCTACTAAATTAGTTGACATTTCCATCCCTTTAATTGATTATATACTGTAAAGTAATTTATATTATTTTCTTTGCACCATCTAGTTAAATTGATGACGATTAATTCTTCGTGGGCAGGAGAGGTAATTTTAAATTGTTTAGAAGCACGCAACGATCTATTTTGTTTTTCCTCTTCGGTATGTTTAAAACCATACAATGGATGTTCCTTATCAATTTTATTATAAAACGGATTTTTATTACCAGATCGCTGTTCACTCATTAACTTTTTTGTTGAATCTTTCGTAATTCGACCTGTTCTTTGTTTTTTCCATAATTCTCTAGTAGAATCTGCCGGTATCCATCCAGGTCTCCCAATACTGCTCCCGCCTAATCCATTTTCAACCTTTTCGTTTGCCCATTTTTTTGATTTTACTATATTCATCTCTTCGCTAAAGAACAACGCAAATTCCGTCAACTCATCAATATCGTTAAATAATTCATACCATATTGTTTTTACAGATTCGGATCCGTGCTTTTTTAAATGGTTACTCCAGTGCTTGCCGCTGCCGTTATATTTTTCTAAAAGAAATTTTTCAGAACGAGTAGTCTTACCAAAATAATACATACCTGTAACAGAATGTTGTTTAATATATAGATGTGTAGGTTTAAATATATTCATTCTATGCTCGTTTGTCAATATAAACTTCTGCTGACTCTGGATCCCAGATCTTGATGTGCCCTTCAAAGTGAAACCCGCCTGTTTCATTAGGGCGAGCTTCCTGGGCAGGTGTATTTTTTTCTTGATTTTGCGGCATTTTATTCTCGTTTGACTCCATCATCATGTATTTATTCAGGTATAGACGTGCTCTTCTGCGCAATGAATTTAGCAATAGCACTTGTATTATCAAGCAATGTAGCCCCTGCACTTGCAGTCGCTGCACCCCTATCATACCATGTTTTACCTGTTCTCTTGATCACTGTTACTCTAGTTCCTGCTACTAGCGGCTCTGTTAAGCGAATGTATGCTGCTGCGCCGTCTACTGAAAATTCTGCTTCTGCAGTCTCGTCAGCAGCAGGACTATATGCACCGTTTGCTTCTACCCAAATATCAACAGGATCTTTACGTAATCTGCGACCACCTGCAAACACTT